CCTTGCTAAGATTGTCACAACCAGTATTGTGACACCAAATCATGTGACCCTCCAGTTAGATTGACGTACTTACGCTGATAACGCATGAGTCCACTCAAATGATCCTCATTCACGTCGTCAATCGAGCCACCTTGCAATAAGATCGCTAGCGTAGCCACGCCTCGATGTCGATTCGTGTTCGCTAAACCCAGAGCTCGAGCCGCAATAACCCAACCATGGCGATAGACGGATGCATACGACAGGAGAAGTAGCTTCAGCTCCTTCTTCATCTCAGCAGCATCCTTCGATCTCTTCCTGAACCTCTCAGGATACACCATTCGGCTGAGGATCTCGTCCTCATCGAGATCAGGGAGCCCATTGGTCCACACTCGCCCGAGGAAGTGAATAGGCTGATCAAACCTAGTCACTGTGGATTTCTCACTGCCATGCATCTTTACTCCGAACTGCTTATTAGCGAAATCCGAAAGCCGATCGAGCGAAACTAATCGGTTAGAGAAGAATAAAATATCATCTCCAAGAACGAAAAGATCAGTCGATGCGACATCAAGATGAAAAGCAGCGGATAACGTCCCAATGATGATGACGTTAACCACACTGTCTACCATTTGAGTGAAATAGGAACCACTCGGGACACCATGATTTTTCCCATGGTAGAGATTGCCATCAGGCATGACGATCGATGTCCAAATAAAATAATCCTCAATCTCCTTGAGGATGCTCCGGTAGGACAAGCCGGAAACACTCTCGACCTGGTCAAGATCGAACCACGTGGATAAAATCTTAAACGCCTTATGAATCAAGGTGCTTGAGATCGTGGCATCGAACTGACTCATGTCAAGAGAATAGGCCCACTCCTTGTGGTAGCTGGCAATTCGCAAGTTTGTCCCTAAGACCAGAGTGGTCTGCGCGAATGCCATAGGTGTGGTGCCGCCCTTGAACCTTTGGAGCAGAGGATAAGCTAACAAGCCCTCAATCAATGTCATGGAATAGGGATAACCCCAAACCAATCTGGTCTTGCCATTGAATTGAGTCCTAGCAAATGCTAAGCAAGGCTCGGGAGCTTTTACTCCTTTCAAGGTTTGCAAGCCACGCTCTAATGCCCTAGTCTCAGATTCCGCCTTCGTATGACCATAATTGGTCAAACCAGCGGACCCCTGTCTGTTGGAGGTCACCAACTTAACAGTGGCTGGAGTCATCTCCAGGGGCCGGAGGTAGTCCACATCTTTGGGACGGGCGAAACAAGCATACGCTAGAGCGATACCATCATCAAATTCTTTGATCGGCTTTGGCAGATGGTTGTTACTGGGCGCATACCCGTCCAACGCTGCAAACAATTTTTCCACAGAATAGACTGAACGAGGATTTTCAGTAATGTGGAATCCTTGCGCTTTAAGCATTGCAGCCACGTTATCATCAAAGATAACACCATCCCTATCCTGCGACATCCTAGAATAATATTCTTTCAATCGCTTAGACCTATAGGGTTGGTACTTAAAGCCTAACTGACGCAAGTGCTCTGAGAACACCGTCT